CGGTGGCAGCACTGTGGCTGATATAAACGGCGGCACTGTGACAGCCAACGTGACCGCCCGCGCGGCAGCAGCATTTGACACCAATAACTATGCCTTCAGCGTGAACGGTGGTGCTTCACAACTTGATAGTTCCGGCACATTGCCAACTGTGAATCGCATCAGAATTGGCAGCAATCAAGCCGGCGGCTATCTCAACGGCACTATTGCACGAGCGACTGGATGGGATGTCGCACTGCCCAACCTGCCGCCAGTCACGCAATGACCCACTACATCCGCTTCCCCGACGAATCCACCGGCATGGCTGCCCTGGATGCTGCTGGCTTCACTACCACCAATGACGACGGCGACACCGTGGTGCTCACCGCCAGCCACACCCACGCCTTGGATGTCATCGGCCCCATCTACACAGGCGGCACCTTTGACCCCGACACCGGCGAGGTGATCACCCCACCCGTGCTGCTGAGCGGCTGGCACGTCAACTACATCGGTGACTTGCCTGATGAGTGGGACGCCTATGTCGTGACCCCCGTGCAGCCGGCAAGGGTGTTTGCCGCCTAATGGCTGATCTGTCAGCACAGGTCGAAGCCTTCCTGCGCAATGCCCTTTCGGCCAAGAAGCTGGAAGACCGCCTGATCAAGCAGGCGTTGCGCGATCTGCGCACCACGCTGGTGGCGGTGGAGCGTGCGGTGGGCAGTTCCGGCGCTCTGGCGGTAGGGCCAGGCCGGGAGCGCATCATTGCCAGCATCGTTGCGGCTGTTGGCCGCAGCGTGCAGGACAGCTTCGGCGTGCCGCAGCTGGCGGCCATGCAGAACGCCTTGGCGCCATTTGTCGAGCGGCAGCTGGGCTTTGCCCGCCGCATGGTCACCATGGCCGGCGGTGAGCTGGCCTCCGATGGTGCGGTGCAGCTCACGCAGGCGCAGATCAACCGCCTGGTGAACGATGCCGTGGTGGGCGGCAAGACGCTCAGCACACAGCTGACCGCAACACTGCCGGCCGCTGTGGCCGATCGCGTGGAGCGCTACATCCGGTTGGGGCTGTCCGATCTGGGCGGCGAAGTGTTCCGCACCTATGAGGATGCGGTCGTCCGCGTGACGGAGAGCAACGTCGAGGCCATCATCCGCACCGGGGTGCAGGAGGTGGGCAACGCGGCCCAGCAGGCGATCTATGAGTTCGAGGCTGACCCGGCCTGGATGGGGCCTGAAGGGCTGGTGTGGACGGCAGTTCTGGACAGCGCGGTCTGCCCGATCTGCCTGAAGCTGGACGGCAAGCGCTTCCCGACCGACTACCGCAAGGTCAGCCCGCACATGCAGTGCCGCTGCTACCTCCTGCCGTGGAAGTGGCGCAGCGAAGACATGACCGACCCGAGTGGCAACAAGGTGCCGCCCAAGCGACCCGCCGACGGCGATGGCGCTGAACAAGCGCTGAGCTTCAAGGTTGCGGCTAGGCAGTGGGTCAGCGACAACCCTGCAACTGCGCAGGCCATCTTCGGCAAGAAGCTCGGCCAGCGCCTGGTGGACGGCGAGATCGGCTTCGACAAGGCCGTCAAGCTCTGGTCAGCACCGAAGACGCCACCGGCAACTTAAGGCCAAGAGTGCGCCGCCATGCCCGTCACCGTTGTCGCCACTGCCGGGGCCAGCAATGCCAACAGCTACCTGTCGGTGGCCGCTGCTGATGATCTGGCCAACCTGTACCTCGGCACCCTGAAGTGGGCCACGGCAACCACTGACAACAAGGGTCGGGCGCTGATCATGGCGACCCGCTACCTCGACGAGCTGCAATACGTGGGCAGCAAGGCTTCCACAACGCAGGCGCTGCTCTGGCCGCGCAGTGATGCTGAATGCGGCGACTGGAGCTTCACCAGCAGCGAGATTCCGCAGCCGATCAAGCAGGCCGCCTTTGACCTGGCGGAATACCTGCTGGGTGATAGCAACGTGCTCAGCGGCACCGGCGCTGGTAGCAGCGAACTGATCCCTGGCATCCCCAATGCCAACCTGAAGCGAGCGCGGGTGGACGTGATCGACGTGGAGTTCAATCAGGCCGGCCAGGCAGAGGCCAAGAACGCCCTGAACGTGGTGCCGCACTTGAAGCAAGTGCTCGGTTGCTTGTGCCTGAGCGGCTCCAATTCCAGCGCCCGATCAGTGCCGGTGTTGCGAAGTTAGAGTGTGACAATGCCCGTCGCTGAATGCCAGCTTGATCTGTTTGCGGTTGCTGCAGTTGCACCGCTCAAGCGACGTGCTGAACCGTATCTAGCCAACCCGCTGACCCGCTCTGAGCAGCGCCGCATCGGGCGCATGTATGCCGAGCACATTGGCCTGATCAAGAGCTTCGGTGGCAAGCTGGCACGCAAGTACGGGCACTGCATTGCACGCGAGGACATCTTTTCCTGCGTGGACATGGCCTTCATCAAGGCGTGCAAGGCCTGGAACCCGGACCGCGGAAGGCTGAGCACCATCTTCTGGGCCTTTGCGCAAGGTGAGGTGCTGCATTACCTGCGCAGCCACAACTGGACAATCAAGGCGACGCACAAGGCGCGGCTCCTCGGCAACCAGGCCCGCAAGCTGATGGCACTGGGCTGGGAGTCTGCAGCCGTGTGCCGCGAGTTGAGCTGCAGCAAGACCGACCTGAAGGATGCGCTGCTGGCCACCGCCGGCATTGCGCATGACGTCAAAGGCTTCGACCTGCACGTCTCGCCGATCCCGACACCGTGGGAGGTGCTGGAAGCAGAGGAAGAGCGGCTGGCGGCAAGTTAGGGCACACGCAACAACACCCACGTGGCCGGAACCTATTTCGCCGCTCTTGATCTCAGGTTCTGGGTCAAGGCTGGCACCACCGCTTCCAGCGCTCCGACAAGCTCCAGCACCATGACGGAGGTGCTGAGCCTGACCAATGCTTCAATCTCGGTCAGCTCGGACACGCAGGATGTGCTGGACTACAGCACCGACTTCGGTTTCAAGTCCAGCATTGTTACCGGCAACAGTTATACGATCAGCGCCGCGCTGAACCTGGACCCGACCTCCACGGGCTACCTGATCCTCAAGCGTGCAGCGCAGACCTCGGCCAACAACGTGGCGGTTCAGTGGTACCGTGAGCTGCCGCTGCTGGGTGCTGGCAACACCGATGCGCAAGTCGATGCCGGGGTAGCGTTTGTTGGCAACTGGTCTGAGAGCCTGGAAGCTGGGTCGGTGGCGGCTGTGACCTTTGACCTGGTGGGCTATGGCGCACCCAAGAACTACCAGCAGGGTGACGGCATTGCCACGCTGACGGTCACTAACGGCGGCCTTGGCCTGTCCGCTCAGACTGGCGTTCCGCTGGTCAGCACCACTCCGGCACAAGGCAATGGCTCGGGCAAGAATGCCACCGTCACGATCACGGTGAATGGTTCTGGTGTGATCCAGACCGCAACCATCGTGGCCTCTGGCGAGAACTACAAGGTGGGCGATGTGTTGACGATCGACGACCCTACCGTCTTTGGCACTGGCGATACGCTGCCGGTGCTGACTGTGGCAACCGTGAGCTGAGCAACTTAGACTCGGTGAGTCGAGGGGGCGGTCGTTGTGGAGGCGACCGCTTTTTTCTTGTCTACAGTCCGCTGCTTTCAAGTCGGCGCCATTCGGCCGCAAAGAAGCGATCAAGCGGCCTGGCTTCTAGTGCTGGCTGGATCCAGTTGCGACCGGGAACAATGGTGCCGCGCCTGGTGGTGTAGCCGGTCAGGATCAGCGGCGCATAGGAAAAACCGCTGTCGCTTTTAACGTCCCACGTGAAACGCAGCTGTGTGGCGCTGGGGCGATCGCGGCGTTGTGAGCGCAGGAACTTGCCCAAGTCCACGATGTCACGCGGGCTGCTGACGCGAGAGCCATTGCGGCGGCGTGTTTCACGCGGCCAGTTGAACTGTGGCGACTGGATTTCCTCTTTGAGCTGCTGATCCATCACCTTGCCGTAGCCGGTGAGGATGACCGGGATCCGCAGCTTGAGCTGGGTGCTGTTCCAGCCGGTCAGCTTGTAGGTGGCCTTGACCTGAACGGTCATCAGTTCTGCAGGTAGCGGGCAATGCGGATCTTGTCGCCGAGCACCTGTTGCAGCGTGCTGCCG